GTCGTAGGTTCGACTCCTATTATCGGCACCAGTTAAATCAAATACTTACGTATTATTCGTGCCTTCCTTATTTTTACTGTGGGACATATTTGGGACAGAAGTACCAAAAATCGAGTCAATTTGTCGAGCATGTTCAGTCAGGTGATTTGGTGCCAGATGAGCATATCTGCGAACCATTTCGATAGACTCCCAGCCACCCATTTCCTGCAATACCGAAATCGGAACGCCAGCCTGAACTAACCAGCTTGCCCACGTGTGCCTCAGGTCATGAAAACGGAAGTCTTCAATGCCTGCTCGTTTTAATGCTGACCTCCATGCAGTATTAGCGTCATAGCGCATCTTCCTCACTACAGGTGATTTAGTTCCGTCTGGCTTGGTGCTGCTTTCCTTGTAGACGAACACCCATTTGTGATGATTGCCTATTTGCTTTTTCAGCACCCGGCAAGCAGTATCATTCAGCGCCACGCCAATGGCCTGATTGGACTTACTTTGTTCCGGGTGTATCCATGCCACCTTTCGCTGCATGTCTATCTGCTGCCACTCCATATTGATAATGTTAGACCGCCTTAAGCCAGTAGAAAGCGCAAACTCTACGACTGACTTTAGCGGTTCCGGGCATTCATCAATCAACCTTTTTGCCTCGTGAGGCTCAAGCCAGCGGATACGCTTATTTTTCGGCTGAGGAACTTTGATGATCGGAGCCTTATCCAGCATCTTCCATTCGCGTTCAGCAGCCCGGAGGAGTGCCTTAATGAATGAAAGGTGAGTTGCTTTTGTGGCTACTGCTGCCGGCTTAGGCTTGAATACTGGAGGCTGCTTCCCATTCTTCCTGCAAGCTTCATCCATTAACTTCCAGTTTTCCTCATGCCGCCGATTAGTCATCTTCTGGATGGCGGAGTAAATCTTCGTCTCGGTAATATCCTTCAACTGCATCCCTGCAAAATGCTGGAGCCAGAATCCTATCCGACTCTTGTCATCATCCAGCGACTTCTTATGCGCCTTCTCCTCTAACCACCTGACACAGGCCTCCTCAAAAGTCATGTCAGGCGTCTCTCCTAATTTATTTACCCTCCATGCTTCTGCCTTCAGTTTGTCATGAAGCTCTGTGGCCTGCCTTTTGTCCTTTGTCCCAAGAGACTGCTTAAATCTTTTGCCGTTCGGCAATGTGAAACTGGCGTACCAGGTTTCACCTCTGCGGAATAGTGACATTTCAGTTCCTCTGTTATGTCATCACCCGCGCTCACCTGGACAGTATGCAGCGGAGACTGAAGCGCCGCAATGCAGGCTTGTCGTGTGGTGAGGTAAGGTGATTTCGGTTTGGTGGGGTCTTTACGTGTTGCCTGTAGTCGGCCTGTGCGAATCCAGTTGGTGGCGGTAGGTCTGGATATTTTGAGAAATGCACAGGCCTCATCGAGTGTGAGACTGTGTGATTCCATGATTACTCCACAGCTTCTTCTTCAACTTCATTCGCGATGTCGTAGAATTTCCCGTAAGTTATTTTCTTGAAGCCGTCAGGGATAACAACTTCGCCATGCCTCTCTTCTTTGTTATTTGGTATTGCAAAAATAAGACAATCATTGCGCTTCGGGTGCTTACCGCCATACGTTGATAACATAGCGAAACCAAGTCCACGGCCCGATTGACCACCAATTCCTGTACGCATAATCCCGTAGTGGTTGGTTATGTAGTAATTCCACTCAGGCAAGGATTTTAGCTTAGCGTTAGCGTTATGCATGATTGCATCCAGCTCTTTGTTGTATGCGCGGCCTTCCTTTGTGTTTCCCTTTCCTCGCGCTATCACAACTCTCTTCCCGTCAAAAAAATCCTCGCGTTTGATTGTTATCTGGCATGGGAATTCATATCCTTTTTCCCAAACGAAGCTTTGTAGAAGTCCGCCTTCTCCACCCCAGCTACGGGTTGTAGTCCATGCGATTGCGCCAACCTTTTCAGCGGCTGTGGTTAGGATTGAATTTCGTTGATCGTTAATGGTGTCGTATGACTGGATAAGCTCCTTAACATCCTCACCCTCTACCATGTAGTAGTCGTAATATTTGCTCTGGCCTGACATTTCTTATCTCCAATAAAAAACCGCCATCAGGCGGCTTGGTGTTCTTTCAGTTCTTCAATTCGAATATTGGTTACATTGTTTTCATATATGAATAAATAATTTAGCTTTTTTCGTTGCTTTCGCGTTCTTTATTATTTTTATTAAACTCGTTTTTACCGCGCATTCCAAATGCGTCTTTAGAGTCGTTGTATCCGCAATCACAGCACACATAATCTCCAGACCATCCACGCATTGTCTTTTCTTTTGCAATATTTCCAGAACCGCATTTTGGACAAGACATATCACTACCCCCAAAGCATGAGTGAGATAACAAAGTAACATTGATGGGAGATTAACAATAGATTGTTGATGTAAAAGATATGTATAAGATTCGCTATCAGATGGGAGGTTCTGGTAGCGGTATCCAGTGTGTGACATTGCTAATCAGACCATATTCATTAGTTTGAGGATGGTCGCCGCGATCGTCTCCGTATTTAAGACTCTCCATAAAACCATAATGCTTATCCCCATTAACGCTCACAAAGCCGTAATAAGCTGGTATAACGCCGATCTCACACGTAATCAGCAAAGGAAAACTAGTTCTCCAATTTAGCTCGCCAATTATAGGCATTCTCTCACTACAGCTTATCCAGCCATCCGGAATTATCGGAGAGTTGCCATTCACATCGAAATTTGGCTTTGCGTCCTGAACCAGAAGGATGTAACCGTTCTTAGCTGAATCAAGTTCTGATACCTCGGTGACAGTACCGAAATAGCGATGACCAGCATCAAAATCGCAGGTACTGACGTCTACCGATACTTCCATGCCTTCGATTAATTCTGGCAACTCGTAAGTTTGGCTTACAGGTTCAGCGGTAAGCGCTGCCAGTTGCTCCCGCGCCTGTCGCATATCATCACGCAGCGCCAGCGCCACGGCCTCTATTGCGTCTTTTTCCCGCTGGAGTTGAATATTCTCATCCAGCAGCGCCAGCGCGACTTTCGGGTTAAATGCAGCAATAAATTCAGCGTTGGCCTCAGCATTCGGTTGACAATCAAACCCACCCCACTTAATAACGTTCTCACAGCGCTTATCTCGCGGGGTGTGGATGGAAAAAGTTTTAGTATCGATATCAGAAAATACCTTCCAGGGGTCTTTTGTCGCCTTCTCCGCCACTTCACGCAGCGCACGTTTGTCGATGTTCATACCGCACCGCCTTTACGAGGTTGGGCGGCGAACTCGCAAACTGTTACACCGCCTTCTTCTGTGTAATCTGCTGACGAGATATGCAGACCATGAACAATGCTGCCGTCGTCACGTTGAATGTTGCCAACCCACAGCAGTCCGTCAGTAAAATCACCGTACCCGGATTCATGACCGTCACCACATTGTGAACAAATTAACTCAATGTCCGATGGCTCAAGGAAAATTTGTTGAGGGACAAGCGCGTAACCTTCAGGGATTGCACTTGCCCGCACCTCAGCCAGAAAAGCGTCAGTGGCTGGGGTTTTCTCACAGTACAGATTGTCGTAGGCGATCATCGCCACGACCGCCTTGTCGATATCCGGATCATTTACCGGACAATGCTCAAGAATTGCCGCCAGCGCGCTCTTTTTGCTCTCGCATTCCGCCGCCAGCGCCACACATTTCGCCTCTAGTTCCGCATAATCACTATGACGCACCATATCAGTACAGAATGATTCCCCTGTTATTGGTGGTGATAACAGGTCACTGACAATCGTGTATATTTTCACTTCTTTCATTTCTTCCACCTCCTAAACATTGCATTCAGATATTTGTTTTCATTCACTGATGGAAAACTATTTCGCTTAAGCATTTCTTCGCGTGGAATATCGTTGATGGGCTTGAAGCGGTGTCGAATAATCATTTCCGATGGAAGGATTCCGGGGTCGTAGGACAAACCTCTCATGATGAATTCCTCAGTTATTGCTGATAGCGCCGTAACGCGAACGGTAATTTTTAAGGCGTGGGTCTATTTCAATGAATTGGGTGTAAGTGGCTTTGCGGGATGGCCGGATGGATGTCTGGTAAATTCGCTCGCGTTCTTCTTTCTCTGCAAGCCATATACAGTGGCGAAATTCCTTTTCCTCTTTCGTTTCCTGCGGTAGCGACATTATCAGGTCGTAGTTTTTTCTGAATTTATCCAGCACCTCCGATACGGAATTGCCGGAACAGCGGCGCGGGTCATCCGCACCATATAGAGGCGCTGGCATAATTTACTCCAGGGTAGGTTATCCGAATAATGTGGTACGTATAGGGTTATTTCTTTCGTAAACGTGATAGCCTGCTTTTTACCGACTCTTCACTTCGCCCGAGAATTTTTGCTACATTTCTTTGTGTATAGCCTGATGAGATAAGCGTCTGCATTCTTTTGTCTTCGTCGTCGCTCCATCTTGGCTTAACGAATGCCGTTTTTAATGACAGTTTTTTTGCTATGTAATAAAACTGATTTATGTTTAGGCCCAGATGTTCTGCTGCACGGCAAGCTACCATGCGACCGCAAACTGACTCCATCTCCGCTGGAGTTATGTTTAATCTTCTCATTAAGCCACCTGTTTAAGCTCATTTATTCTGATATTCATTACCTGAACGCATTTTGTCTGCGCATCATCGTGACCATCCAATAATTGCCAGTCATGCTGGTATCTCTCAATTAGTTTTTTCTTGTCCGTTTCTGTTGCTGCATAATCGCTGAAGTCTTTCAGGATTTGCTCGCAGTCAACCGATGGAGATTTCTGGTTGGTATTTTCTGGTGATGGTTGATTGCATGATGCTGGCATGGCCCAGTCCGGCAGCGATGGAGGGAGCCAGTAAAATCCTGTTCCATCCTTAAGTTTGGCCCTGTGCCATCCCTGCTTTTTATCGAGAGATGTTTGTGCAAATCCTTCCTCAAGATTATACAGATACCGTCCTATTCCCCACTGAACGGCTGCGCGCTTCATTGCTCCTGAACGACCGCCTTTGACGGCTTCTACCTGCGTGTTTTCAGCGGCATCCCATTTAGTTACCCATTCGGAATCAATCTTGATTGATATTCCGCATTCAACGCCGCCATTGTTTGGAATATCGCGATATTCATTGCGCCATCCGGCCTTTCCGCAAACATCGTCCAGGCGTTTCATGATTGCCCTGTTCGTGACATAAGCCAGCACCATAGCCCATAACTTCCCATCGCGTGTTTTCCCGCTTTGCTGTATTCGCCACTCAATATCTTCAGCAGCGAACGGTTCATCTAACAGATCCAGATTCATGAGTAATACCCCGCAAATTCATCCCAGCTAATAACCGGATTCTGCCGTTCTGCGGCTAAGTTAATTTGCTGTTCCACTTCTTCCTCAATTTCAGGAGAAATGAGAGCAATAAACTCGTCATCATCAAAATCATGCAACATGACGCGCCTCCCATTCTTCGTCCTGCCACTTATCCCAGCCAAGAGCTATTCCAGCAGCCCATGTATACGCATCAGACATTCCCTGTTTTGTATCCGGAAATACTTTCTCATATAGCTTGTTGAACTCCCTGTTTCCTTGCTGAACAAGAATTGTTCCGTTAACAGGCGTAATAGTCATGGCGTGGTACTCCTGGCTGATTAAGAATTTCACCGAGACGTTTCCATCCGGCCCGTAATTTTCTGGTGATACGCTCTAAAAGTGATTCATTAAGTTGGGCGATACCCATGACGGCACCGCCCGCGATAGCAAATGTCATCGTGGGATTCTCCATTTTCATTTATTGGCATGGCTAAAGCATTTCACTTGAGGTGCTTTAGCCATACAGATAAAAAAGCCGCCCTGACTGCGAGCGGCAAATAACATCAAGGGATGATTTTTCGATTAACCAGAACGAGTCGTCGTCCTCGTTTGGTTACGAGCGATATTGCTCCGTGTATTCACTCATCGGAATGAATACACAGTGCTTATTCGCTTTCTATCTCTTCAAAACCCCAATCCATTTTTCCCCATGCAACGTCCCTCATAATTTCATTCTTATCTTCTTCACTGTATGAGTCCCATTCATCATCAGAGATACCAAGTTCCTCTTCAATGTCAATTTCCTGCTTATAGCAGGAATGAATATTTGCGCCTGAATCTAGCCAAACTTTATATTTTCTGCCCATTTAAAATTTCTCGTCATAGTTATGCAATATTGCTCACATAGCAGACTCGTAAATCTGCTATCGGTGCTTATTCGCTTACAAATTTGGTTAGGCTTGCTACCAAAAGAAGACCGACTATATAGCCTTTAGTTTTTCCAGCTCTCTGGAAATCATTGCCGTGGTTCTGATTGCCCATTTATCGACAATCTTTCCATCTTCTCTCACCAGAGCCATTTCCTCAGGCTTCACCATGCATTCAGCATCAAGCTTGCAGCCTTTGCATTTCACAAAACGACTACACCATTGGTTGGTATCAATAGTCGTAGTCATATTGGTAGTCCTGGTATTGTTCCATCACATCCTGAGGATGCTCTTCGAACTCTTCAAATTCTTCTTCCATATCTCACCTCAAATAGTGGATTGCGGTAGTAAAGATTGTGCCTGTCTTTTAACCACGTCAGGCTCGGTGGTTCTCGTGTACCCCTACAGCGAGAAATCGGATAAACTCTATTCACCCCTACAGAGAGCAAAAGAGAATCGCCGATGAACAACTCATGGTGGCAGGAACTAATGAATTTTTTCCTGCAAGGAATGACACTTAAACAGTTGATTCATATGCTCATCATCCTGATTTTACTGATTGTCGTTATGCCGGTAAGTGTGAAAGAATGGGTAAACCTGCATAATCCAGAAATCCTTCCTCATTACTGGATGTATTACATCCTGCTGTTCTGTGTTAGCTATGTGCTGAACGGTGTTTTTAATTCCGTTTATCACGCTGTTACTGAAGGAATTGAGGCATTAACTGCTCAGCGGCGTAAGGCCAGAGAAGAAAAAGTCGTCCGGGATTTGTTTGATTCGTTAACTCCTGGCGAAAGAGCGTATTTGGCTTTCGCCGTAGCCGCCAATAATCAGCTAAAGACGGAAAAAGGAAGCCCTGAATCAATTTCTTTGCTCGAAAAAGGACTTATCACTCGCTTGCCTTCTGTTATTGGATATCCTGATATTGACCGTTTTGTTATCCCGGAAAAGTATTTTAATGAGTGCTACATGAGATTTGCCGGGAAGTCAGACATTCTTATGAATGAACTTATTGCACAGGACGAACAGCTCAAAAAAATAACGACTTAACCGACAAATGTTTTACCTCGCTGTTATTTGTTTGCTCTTACGATGGCCAGCCGCGTAAAGTGCTACGTCTGGAAGAAGTACAGATCCTCCTTCAACTTCCTTCTGACGCGTTCCGGCAAGCGAAATGGCTTTGGTAACGCGGTCAATTCTTTTGGCTTTAACTTCCTGAGAAGCATCAGGAGCATCGCAGCCAAAAATTGAATCGATGATATTGCAGATGGTGTCGCGCTCCATTGCGAGCTTTCTGCGCCGCTCATGACGGCGAGTTTTAGCATTGCCTGCAAACGTTGACTTCCCGTACACGATAACCGTCATGATTTAATCCTCATGTGAAATGGCTTTGGTGGTGTGACCAGGCTTGAACTGGTGACGCGATTCCACGGCTGGGCCCACGAATCCGCTCTACCTGCTGAGCTACACACCGCCAAACCCATCTCGTTTGGTATTTGTTCGCGCTTTGTCAGCGCATCATCGAAGTTAAAGAGCGTTGCCTTTCCGTTTGGCTACCAGCGTCCTGCTGATGGCTAAACAATAGCATTGAGTATTATTCATATCAATACGTTTTGCTATTAATTAATGGTTTTTGTTATTATGTTGTTGATAGCAAAATGAATTTATTTTTATAAATCCTCTATGCCATACTGTTCTGAACAAAAAACGAGCGAGGAGTCTGTGTGAAAAGTGAGGATGAGTTCTTTGCGGAGCTTCACCCGCAGGTGGTTGAGGTTCTCGGTACTGCGCTGATGCAGGTACTGGTAGAGCAGCGCGAACCTTCGCGTGGAGCTTTGATAGAAATGATTCAGGTACTGTGGCGGGAAGAGGATGTGGACTTGGCTGTAGAACTGGCTATTGATGTTCTGACACTGCCGAAAGAGTAGATATCTTTGTGGTTACAAGGTGGCGGGCAAATGGAGGAAATAGCTATGCGTTGGCGTAATTATCAATGAGTTACGTTGGCTGGCGAATTTTTTACGTAGGGATAGGAAGGCAGTGAACTCCAGCTCGGTGTCAGGGTTACTTTATGTAGTATTTAGAAAAAACGGCTATTAGAACAGTAATAACAAGGGCTATGACAATTTTCCAAGTCTGACCATTCAGCTCTTTGTGTAAATCTTCCTTTGTACACATTGTGGCCTTGATAACAGCTATATCAGTGCTAATAGAAGCTATTTTCTCTTCCAATTTTTCTACACGTTTTAGCATGTCATCACCACCGCCATTGCCACCACCATGCCGTGAGTATGCATCATCAGTGAAGTGGTGTCCAATTTGGCGAGAGATGTCTTGATTTGGACGAAGCTGAGTAACGGTGTTATTGGAACTCATTGCGAACCACTCCAGTACGCTTAATATCGAAAAAAGAGCTTTTCACATCAATGACTTCTTTGGTGTCTGGATTAACCAGTGACGCTCTAACTTCAAATATTCCAGGGTTAATAATTTCAACCTTAGGAAACGTTGTTTTCATGGATGCCGACACAACAGTTTCTCCATCACCAGCTTCTGCAACGGTGAAAAACATATGGTTGGAAAATTTCTTCGTGTCAATTGGAATTGGTGTCTCATTGTCATTGAACACCTCGATGCCAACGGAGTATTTCTTGGCTGCTCTAAGACCGATAAAAAAAATACCGAATGACAAATCCACTTCATATGAGTCTTTTGCCATCTCATAGATGAGGACTGGGGTTCCTGATTTGCTGCCATCTATCGCGATCGGGATAACATAAGAAATACGTTCTTTAATCATTTGTATATCACCCAAACATCCATTATCCATCATCACCCGAATATCTCATCAGGCCATTAGCTGGCTAACCGTGCTTCCTATAGGTCTGCGGCATGCTTCCAATCACCTTTCCAAAGACAAAAACCCTATTCATTTCATCTCTTTCAATTGGGTCCCAAGCTGAATAACTCTTATTATCAGATATGACCAATAGTTTATCTTTCATCTTCTGGAGCCGCTTAACATGTGCGGTATCGTCATAGAGGAAGGCGTATATCCCATCCCCATCGAAGTTTTTGATGCTTACGTCTACAAACAACAAATCTCCTGGTTCAATAGTTCCTGACATGCTATCCCCGCGCACATTTATGATGCGGATATTTTCAGCCTTTCTACCATCAAACATGTGTCTGGCATCGTCCTGCGAATACTCAACCGAGCGGAGTATTTCCACGAATTCTCGATTGATAACGCCAGGACCCGCGCTAACTTCAAGGTCTAGGATATCGATTTTAAATGTGTTTGATGATGGAGATGCGTTTATCGGAGTAGTTCCATCTTTTTTCATAGGACCAATTCCGGTAGACAACCATTCCGAACTAACACCTAACGCGTTTGCTATTTCAACAATCTTTGTTGACCCACGAGCGTTTCCACTTGTCAAACGCCAGATCGTTGGCTGAGCAACGCCTGACGCTTTAGCAAGAGCGCCTTGAGACATACCAGCTAGTTCCATTGCCTTGTTGAGACGGTCAGAGAGAGTTTCTTTTTTCATAATATTCAATTTATACGCTTGCGTATTAATGGTCAAAACACGTTTTGCTATTGATTCGATTAATACTCATTGCTATTATTTGTTGTGTGTTATACGAAAGGGAATAAGCAATGACTAACAAAGCAATACAAAAAGCTGTTGCCATTGCAGGAAGCCAGCAAAAACTCGCCTCTTTGTGTGGAGTTAAGCAGCCAACTGTATGGCGTTGGTTACATGGTGGCGGCATTGACGCTAAGTATGTGGCAGCAATCGTAAAAGCTACAGGAGGAAGAATTAAAGCCAGAGAACTTCGTCCTGATTTAGCCGACTTACTGGCAGCAAGTTAAGTATCAACGCTCTTTACCAATCTGAACCGCCGACAACGCGGAAAACATATTTCAGGGCGCATCAACGAATGCGCACAACTAACTATTAACTACAGGAATGTTCACATATGGAACTCACAAGCACTCGCAAGAAAGCCAACGCAATTACCAGCAGCATCCTTAACCGGATAGCTATTCGTGGTCAGCGGAAAGTCGCTGATGCGTTAGGCATTAACGAATCTCAAATTTCACGATGGAAAGGCGATTTCATTCCAAAGATGGGGATGTTATTGGCGGTTCTGGAGTGGGGTGTTGAGGATGAGGAGTTGGCAGAACTGGCAAAGAAAGTTGCGCATCTGCTGACAAAAGAAAAAGCCCCGAAGAACGGGGAATTCTTCGAGGCCTGATGTAGAAAGACTGGATCAATCCACAGGAGTAATTATGCCAAAACAACTCAGTCCTGACCAGGACAAATTACACAAAAACATACTACGTGATCGGTTCTTATCCAGCTTCAAACAGCCTGGTCGATTTCGGGCTGAGTTGGAGAAAGTGAAGCTAATACTGAAGAGGAAAGGTCATGAGTAACATATCCAATCTAGCCGAAGCCAGAGAGGCCAGAAGGCTCCAGAAGCCGCGTACAAATGGCGGTAAGGGGTTTGCCTTGATTCACCGCCAATTCATGGATAGCAAGCTATACAAGGATTCTCAGGCTGTGCATCTTTTCCTGCATCTGATACTGAAAGCCAATCACTCTCCGGCAGTCGTAAATACCGACATTGGTGAGATGTTGGTTGAGCGAGGACAGCTAATTACCGGACGGCCAAAACTGGTAAGTGAAACATTCATCCCGGATAACAAAGTAAAAAGTTTGCTTCGTTCTTTTGAAGGGAATGGAATGATTCGTATCGAGTCGAAAGGGAGAAAATTCAGCCTGATAACAGTGTTGAAATATGATGATTTTCAGGCTCCAAATTGTCCAACGGATGTCCAACGGATGTCCAACGCAAACACCAGTAATGACGCGGCTCACAGCAAATGTTGTCCAACGGATGTCCAACGATTGTCCATAAACAATAATATAAATAATATCTCTAATACTAACGTATTAGAGAGTACCGCAGCAGACGAAAATCCTGACAAGAAAAAATCGGCTCTCAGTTGTCAGGATGTTGTCGATGCTTACCACGAATTACTTCCTGAAGCTTCCAGGGTTCGCGCACTGAATGACAAACGTAAAAACCAGATCCGAACTTTCTGGCGAAAAGCCGGAGTGATAACCCGCCAGCTTGATGGTCATGGGTTCACGATGCAGGACTGGAGAAATTATTTGAGTTACGTAGGCGAAAATTGCCGATGGATGTTCGAAGAGCGTCAAAACCATCAACGCGGAACCGTCTGGCACAAAAAGGGATTTGATTTCCTGCTTAACGATAATACCTACCTGAAAGTTCGTGAGGGTGAACACGATGACCGATAATTTTTATGCGCCGCCCCATAGCATCGTGGCGGAGCAGGCGGTGATTGGTGGATTGCTTCTGGATGATGACAGCAGTGAGCGCGTCCAGAAAGTTCTGGCTATGCTGAAGCCTGATTCATTTTACAGCCGACCACACAAAATCCTTTTCGAAGAAATAACCAGAATGCACCGGGAGCAAAAGCCAGTAGATGGTCTGACGCTTTTCGATGAACTGGAGCGCAAATCGTTAACGGTTTCTGTTGGTGGTTTTGCTTATATCGCTGAGATCGCAAAGAACACTCCAAGCGCAGCAAATATCGTTGCCTATGCAATGCAGGTTCGTGAAACCGCAATGGAACGCTACGCCATCAACCGCATGACTGAAGCGACGGAATTGCTCTATTCCCGCAACGGAATGACTGCAACGCAGAAGTACGAAGCTATTCAGGCGATTTTCACGCAACTGACAGACCATGCAAAAACCGGATCACGTCGCGGCCTTCGCTCATTTGGTGAGGTCATGGAGGACTGGGTTGGTGACCTTGAGAAGCGATTTGACCCGTCAGGCGAACAACGAGGAATGAGCACAGGGATCCCATCGTTGGACAGGATGCTGTCACCTAAAGGTCTGGTAAAAGGCTCTCTGTTCGTCATTGGCGCTCGCCCTAAGATGGGGAAAACGACGCTATACAGCCAGATGGCAATCAACTGCGCAGTGCATGAGAAAAAACCTGCCCTGATGTTCAGCCTTGAAATGCCAGGCGACCAGATACTGGAAAAACTGGTAGGGCAAAAGTCAGGTGTTAACCCGAATATTTTTTACCTTCCGGCGACAAATGACGCTGATGACGGCTATCAGGGTGATTACGATGGTGACTTCAACAGGGCGATCGAAACAGCCAATCGCTTGAGTGAAATTGACATGCTTTACATCGACGACACGCCGGGATTATCTCTGGCTCAAATCGTCAGCGAAAGCCGTCGAATCAAGCGAGAAAAAGGATGTATTGGCATGATTCTGGTCGATTACCTGACACTAATGACCGCTGAAAAGGCCGATCGCAACGACCTTGCCTACGGCATGATCACCAAAGGACTGAAGAACCTTGCCAAAGAGCTTGATTGCGTTGTTGTGCTTCTGACGCAGCTTAACCGCGCACTGGAAAACCGAACCAATAAACGCCCATTACCAAGTGACTCACGAGATACAGGGCAGATTGAACAGGATTGCGATTATTGGGTTGGGATCCATCGTGAAGGTGCTTTTGATGACAGTGTTCCACCTGGTGAAACCGAACTAATCCTTCGTCTCAATCGTCATGGCAATACCGGCACGGTGTATTGCATTCAGGCAAATGGCGCTATTTATGACACAGACCAACAGTCTGCTGAAATGCGCCGCCGTGAACGCGAGGAACCGCACTCCAAGAAGAAAGGAGGATTCTGATGACCATCTACATCACTGAGCTTGTAACAGGCCTGCTGGTAATCGCAGGCCTTTTTATTTGGGGGAGAGGGAAGACATGAAAAAACTAACCTTTGAAATTCGATCTCCAGCACATCAGCAGAGCGCCATCCAATCCATCCAGCGAATCCTTCCAGACCCAACCAAACCAATCGTAGTAATCATTCAGGAACGCAACCGCAGCTTAGACCAAAATCGGAAGCTTTGGGCTTGCCTTGGTGATGTCTCACGTCAGGTTAACTGGCATGGACGATGGCTTGACGCTGAAAGCTGGAAGTGTGTGTTTACAGCAGCAATAAAGCAGCAGGATGTTGTCCCTAACCTTGCCGGGAATGGCTTTGTAGTAATAGGCCAGTCAACCAGCAGGATGCGTGTAAGCGAATTTGCGGAGCTATTAGAGCTAATACAGGCATTCGGTACAGAGCGTGGCGTTAAGTGGTCAGACGAAGCGCGACTGGCTCTGGAATGGAAAGCGAGGTTTGGAGACGCCGCATGAAACACTGCTACCGCTGCGGAGAAAGCAAAGACGATTATCGATTCCGTCCAAATCAACCTTATTGGCACCAATGGTGTATCAGATGTGAGCGGTCGCCAGTAGGTAATTTCCCGCTGCCAGAGACGAAGGAGGACGTATGGCACGACAGCGACGAAGTATCACCGACATAATCTGCGAAAACTGCAAATACCTACCAACGAAACGCTCCAGAAATAAACCAAAGCCAATCCCAAAAGAATCTGACGTAAAAACCTTCAACTACACGGCTCACCTGTGGGATATCCGGTGGCTTAGAGAACGTGCGAGGAAATGACAATGGATTATTCACAGTTAAGTGATTTTGAAATTAACCGAATGGTAGGAGACATAATTTTTAAAGGCCTTTGGGCATGTAAGCCGGAAACGTCAGGGAATAACACCAACAAATGGTATTACGGAAACGCTGATACAACTTTTGAGCCATTAAACCATTTACCTGATTACTGCAATGATCCGAGTGCCTCATGGCCGATTATTGAGAAACACAGGATTTCTATCTTAGACCAGTTAACTGAATGGTGTGTGGATGCAAAAGGCGTAAGCCCAATATTTGATACCAGACCTCTCCGCGCCGCCATGATTGTCTTTCTCATGATGCAGGACGCCAATAATGCTTAGCCCATCACAATCCATTCAATACCAGAAAGAAAGCGTCGATCGAGCTTTAACGTGCGCTAACTGCGGTCAGAAGCTGCATGTGCTGGAAGTTCATGTATGTGAAGCGTGCTGCGCAGAACTGATGAGCGATCCGAATAGCTCAATGTACGAGGAAAAAGACGATGGCTAAACCAGCGCGAAGGAAATGCAAAATCTGTAAGGAATGGTTTCACCCAGCATTCTCAAATCAGTGGTGGTGCTGCCCGGAACACGGAACTCAATTAGCACTAGAGCGACGAATCAAAGAACGCGAAAAAGCGGAAAAAGCAGCAGAGAAGAAACGACGACGAGAGGAACAGAAACAGAAAGATAAACTGAAGATTCGAAAACTCGCCTTAAAGCCCCGCAGTTACTGGATTAAACAAGCCCAACAAGCCGTAAACGCCTTCATCAGAGAAAGAGACCGCGACTTACCATGTGTCTCGTGCGGAACGCTCACGTCTGCTCAGTGGGATGCCGGGCATTACCGGACAACTGCTGCGGCACCTCAACTCCGATTTGATGAACGCAATATTCACAAGCAATGCGTGGTGTGCAACCAGCACAAAAGCGGAAATCTCGTTCCGTATCGCGTCGAACTGATTAATCGCATCGGGCAGGAAGCAGTAGACGAAATCGAATCAAACCATAACCGCCATCGCTGGACTATCGAAGAATGCAAAGCGATTAAGGCGGAGTATCAGCAGAAACTTAAAGACCTGCGTGACAGCAGAAGAGAGGCAGCATGAGCAAAATCCAATACCCAATGACCACTGCGGCAATTTTCGATGATGTTGTCTATCCGCTGCATTTCGACAATGCCGGCAAGGTCAGGCAAGAAATGGAAGGCGCTGTTAACTGGTTCTGCAGGTGGCGCAACGAAGAGAAAGCCGTTGTGAAAGCGAGATTGTTGGTCAGTTGCTGGGGTCAATATCTGAGCCATGAGCAGGTTATCCGGGAGGCCGCATGACACACACTATCAAAACCATTCCAGACATGCTCATTGAGACATACGGAAACCAGACAGAAGTAGCCAGGCGATTGTCGTGCCATCGAAACACAGTCAGGCGTTATCTGTACGACAAAGAAGCCAGGTATCACGCCATCGTTAACGGCGTTTTAATGATTCATCAGGGCGGGAGAGGTATCTATGACCGTAACCAGCATTAACCAGGCGAAACAGCAGTGTGAACGTGACGAAGCTGAATTGCGCAGCGTCAGAGAGATGACGGAGCAACACCAGAAGGCGATGGATTATCTGCATGAGCGAGAGCGTGAACTGGTGAACCGGCTTGGATTGAACAAGACATCGGGAGGCGATGCTGCATGAATTTGGAAAACACTGTGAAATTCCACTCTCCGAAGTCTCCTCAACTATCAGATTCACCGAGAGCAACGGCATCAGACTCACTGACTAATACCGATGTGATGGCAGCATTTGGTATGGCGCAAAGTCGCGCTCCGCTCGGGTTCAGTGCTTTCAGCGGCAAGATGAACCTGAGCGACAACGATAAGCGTAAGGCAATTCAGTTACTGGTACAGCATGGGATGAAGCATTGCGACAAGGTGGCTGCCTTACGCAAACTTGATACCAATGTTAAAGGGAAAGTAGTGCAAACGCTCGCAACTTTCGCGTATCAGGATTACTGCCGGTCGGCAGCTAGTAATGTCATGTGTTCGTGCTGCAAGGGGCGCGGAGTATTAAGGAATAAGAAGCGGATCGTTAAACATCCTGGGTGTGGAGAGAAAACTCCTGCAAAGACGGCTGTGGAGGTAACGGAATCACTATGCACTAAATGCAATGGTGCAGGTGTTGTATCTACATCTTGCGTTAAATGCCGTGGGCGTGGCGTAGCGCTGGACAGGAAGAAATCAGAACTACAGGGCGCTCCAGTTTATTCATCCTGCAAGCAGTGCTCAGGGCGTGGGTATGAGCGCATACCTGCGGCCTCATGCTTTCGTGCGATATGTCAGTTCACCGCTGCAATTTCACCAGGCGTATGGGATAAGGCTATTAAGCCATTCTATGAGTCATTAATTAGCAAGGTTGAAATGGAGGAGTCTGCTGCAAATGTAGTTTTATCGAAAGTTACCAGCTAAGTTTTATTCCGATAACGATTGCATCTTGCAAAATGACGAAAAGTAGAATATCATAACCCTAACAGTAGAAATCCGTGCTTTGTTAAGGTGGATTTAAAAAAAAGGCCCTGCAATGATGCGGGGCTTTTTGCGTTTTAAGAACGACATTTCTGAAAGCGCCCTATCACCAATCACCAGAACATATCCAGATACCCTTGCTCATTCGTGGCGACTGGGTAGGGCGTTTTACACAAAAGAAAACCCAGCACTATGGCTGGGCTTCGTGAGGATGGGGGCAAGAGGTTGCGCTAACAACCTCCTGCCGTTTTGCCCGTGCATATCGGTCACGAACAAATCTGATTACTAAACACAGTAGCCTGGATTTGTTCTATCAGTAATCGACCTTATTCCTAATTAAATAGAGCAAATCCCCTCAATGAAGGGGTAGAGCATGTACCGTATGGACAAAATCAGAGAATGGTTCAGTTACAGCTTCGGAGGACTGACTGCGATGGGTGGCATTCTCTCCCTGAATGACTGGGCTGTCATCATTGGTATTCTTTGTACTGTCGGCACATTTGGCATCAACTGGTACTACAAACGCAAAGAGCGTGAGGACAGATTGAATGGCAATGTCACCGGCACTACGAAATAGCGTAATGGCGGCGATAAGTGGCGGGGCTATTGCTATAGCATCTGTGTTAATCACTGGCCCCGGTGGTAACGATGGTCTGGAAGGTGTCAGATACAAACCATATAAGGACGTAGTCGGTGTGTTGACTGTGTGTTATGGCCACACCGGAAAAGACATCATGCCTGGTAAAACGTATACCGAAGCAGAATGCAAAGCCCTCCTGAATAAAGACCTTATCACTGTCGCCAGACAAATTAACCCGTACATCAAAGTAGATATACCGGAAACAACGCGCGGCGCTCTTTACTCGTTCGTTTACAATGTGGGCGCAGGCAATTTCAGAACATCGACGCTTCTTCGCAAAATCAATCAGGGTGATATCAAAGGTGCATGTGATCAGCTACGTCGCTGGACATACGCTGGCGGTAAGCAATGGAAAGGCCTGATGACTCGTCGTGAGGTTGAGCGTGATGTCTGTTTGTGGGGTAAGCAATGAGCAGATTAACCTCGATTATCTCCGCTCTGGTTATCTGCATCATCGTCTGCCTGTCATGGGCTGTTAATCATTATCGTGATAACGCCATCACCTACAAAGTCCAGCGCGACACTGTTACTCAAAAGCTGGCGCTGGCGAACGCGACAATTACCGATATGCAAACGCGCCAGCGTGATGTAGCAGAACTTGACGCCAGATACACAAAGGAGCTTGCTGATGCGAAAGCTGAGAATGATGCTCTTCGGCGCAAGCTTGATAATGGTGGTCGGGTGCTCGTCAAAGGAAAATGCCCTGTGTCATCCTCAGCCGAAACCTCCAGCGCCTCCGGCATGGGCAATGATGCCACCGTCGAACTCTCTCCAGTTGCTGGACGAAACGTTCTCGGTATCCGGGACGGAATCATCAGCGACCAAGCAGCACTGAGAACGCTTCAGGAGTACATCAGGACGCAATGCCTGAAATAATTTCCATCACATAGAAATTTGACAAGTGACTTTCATGAAAATGCCTCGTAATGCCGGGCTTTTTTGTATCCGCAGTAAATGCGCTTCACACGCGCGACTTCTGAACACAGAACCTTTCAGGATGACCCTTGAGGATGCCGGTTTGGTGATCGGTACCTTTCTGTGGGCCGGAATCCTGTGTGACAAGGTTCATCACTTAAAGGTGATCACTGATGAAGTACCCAACAGTTATGGTCAATGGTGTGTCCGTTCGTGTTGATGAGGACGGACGCTACAACTTAAACGATCTCCATGCAGCAGCAGTTGCAAATGGAGAGGCTACAGAGCAACAGCGCCCAAGCCAGTTTTTGTGTAGCGCGCAGATAAAACGCTTCATAAAAGCACTAGAGGCCAAAGTGCAAAAAAGCACTTTGAAACAAATTCAACCACTTAAAATCATTAAAGGTGGTACCGAACCTGGTGTGTGGGGCGTTGAACTACTGGCAATCAGATATGCAGCATGGATTAAGCCGGAATTTGAAATCGAGGTTTATGAAGTTTTTAAAACGATTGTCCGTCTCGGCGTTGGTGCCATGTCTCGCCTGAACAAAATTGACCACATCATCAGCACTGAAACCAAAGCGATAAGCCAGTGTGCAAGTCAAATGGCTAAGTGGGGCGTTGGTGGGCGAACAAGATTGCTTCATGTTGCACGTGAGAGAGCAGCAAATGAAGTGCAAATGTATTTGCCCGGAATGGTGTGATTCTGCTGGTTAATCCAGTTTGTACATTACGGCAGTACCGCGAAACAACCCAAGCCAGTAAGTGGGGAAATAACACTGGCAGCCACTGAAAGATGAACCTCCAGCCTTATGGCAAAAAAGATTCTTTGTGGTGGCGGACTGATGGGTAACCGTCTCATTTAAACCGTCTTTCGCCTCCCTTTCCTGTTTCCGATACTAATGTCCATTTTCGCAGTAAAGGGACATTTAAGATGAATGCACGAAAGGCGGTACTGGCAGACAATCCGGAATTGATCCTGCGTGTGCTACAACTGAGATTTGACGAGTCACTGTCGTACCCGCGCATTTCTGCGCAGACCGGTATCAGCAAAACCGCCATTTTTTCTCTGGTGAGGCGATTTCACCAGGTATTCACTGACTGGCCTCTTTCCGGGGAATATTCCTGCGTGCAACTGGCCCGGGCTCTGTTCCCGGGGCGATACCCTTCAGCCCCGACAGTAACTCAGACTGTGAAAACAGAGAAAACCCGCCGGAACCAATTTTCACCGGAGTTTAAATGGAGACTTGTTCAGCAAACTCTTTTACCCGGTGCCTGTGTCGCACAAATAGCTCGTGAGAACGGAATCAACGATAACCTGCTCTTTAACTGGCGGCGTCTCTGGCGTAACGGCGGCCTGCAGTCGCCCGGCGAACATGAAACATCGCTACTTCCCGTGACGTTAACTCCGGAGCCGGATAATAAAATCCCGGCACCAGTGCAGATACCTGAACAGACAAATACACTGTCCGACAGTCTGTGCTGTGAGCTGGTTCTGCCGGCCGGAACTCTCAGGCTGAAAGGTAAACTGACGCCGGCGTTATTACAGACACTTATCCGTGAAATAAAAGGGAGCAGCCACTGATGATATCTATCCCTGCCGGTTCGCGTATCTGGCTGGTTGCAGGTATCACCGATATGCGAAATGGCTTTAACGGCCTGGCATCAAAAGTTCAGAACGTCCTGAAGGATGACCCGTTCTCCGGACACCTGTTCATCTTCCGCGGACGCCGGGGTGACCAGATAAAAGTGTTGTGGGCTGACAGTGACGGACTGTGCCTCTTCACCAAACGCCTGGAGCGGGGCCGCTTCGTCTGGCCGGTCACCCGCGATGGAAAGGTTCACCTTACTCCGGCTCAGTTATCCATGCTTCTTGAAGGTATCAACTGGAAGCACCCGAAACGAACGGAACGCGCTGGAATCCGCATATAACCCGTTGTAAAGTGAGGATATGGACACCTCACTTGCTCATGAGAACGCCCGCCTGCGGGCACTGTTGCAGACGCAACAGGACACCATCCGCCAGATGGCTGAATACAACCGCCTGCTCTCACAGCGGGTGGCGGCTTATGCTTCCGAAATCAACCGGCTGAAGGCGCTGGTTGCGAAACTGCAACGTATGCAGTTCGGTAAAAGCTCAGAAAAACTTCGTGCAAAAACCGAACGGCAGATACAGGAAGCACAGGAGCGAATCAGCGCACTTCAGGAAGAAATGGCGGAAACGCTGGGTGAGCAATATGACCCGGTACTGCCATCCGCCCTGCGCCAGTCTTCAGCCCGTAAACCGTTACCGGCCTCACTTCCCCGTGAAACCCGGGTTATCCGGCCGGAAGAGGAATGCTGTCCTGCCTGTGGTGGTGAACTCAGTTCTCTGGGATGTGATGTGTCAGAGCAACTGGAGCTTATCAGCAGCGCCTTTAAGGTTATCGAAACACAACGTCCGAAACAGGCCTGTTGCCGGTGCGACCATATCGTGCAGGCACCAGTACCTTCAAAACCCATTGCACGCAGTTATGCCGGAGCGGGGCTTCTGGCCCATGTTGTCACCGGGAAATATGCAGACCATCTGCCGTTATACCGCCAGTCAGAAATATACCGTCGTCAGGGAGTGGAGCTGAGCCGTGCCACACTGGGGCGCTGGACAGGTGCTGTTGCTGAACTGCTGGAGCCGCTGTATGACGTCCTGCGCCAGTATGTGCTGATGCCCGGTAAAGTCCATGCTGATGATATCCCCGTCCCGGTCCAGGAGCCGGGCAGCGGTAAAACCCGGACAGCCCGGCTGTGGGTCTACGTCCGTGATGACCGTAACGCCGGTTCACAGATGCCCCCGGCGGTCTGGTTCGCGTACAGTCCGGACCGGAAAGGTATCCATCCACAAAATCACCTGGCCGGTTACAGCGGTGTGCTTCAGGCCGATGCTTACGGTGGTTACCGGGCGTTATACGAATCCGGCAGAATAACGGAAGCCGCGTGTATGGCTCATGCCCGGAGAAAAATCCACGATGTGCATGCAAGAGCGCCCACCTACATCACCACGGAAGCCCTGCAGCGTATCGGTGAACTGTATGCCATCGAGGCAGAGGTCCGGGGCTGTTCAGCAGAACAGCGTCTGGCGGCAAGAAAAGCCAGAGCCGCGCCACTGATGCAGTCACTGTATGACTGGATACAGCAACAGATGAAAACACTGTCGCGTCACTCAGATACGGCAAAAGCGTTCGCATACCTGCTGAAACAGTGGGATGCACTGAACGTGTACTGCAGTAATGGCTGGGTGGAAATCGACAACAACATCGCAGAGAACGCCTTACGGGGAGTGGCCGTAGGCCGGAAAAACTGGATGTTCGCGGGTTCCGACAGCGGTGGTGAACATGCGGCGGTGTTGTACTCGCTGATCGGCACATGCCGTCTGAACAATGTGGAGCCAGAAAAGTGGCTGCGTTACGTCATTGAACATATCCAGGACTGGCCGGCAAACCGGGTACGCGATCTGTTGCCCTGGAAAGTTGATCTGAGCTCTCAGTAAATATCAATACGGTTCTGACGAGTCGCTTACACTGATGGAAAGACATCGGTTATTGCAGAGGCCATTCAATGAGTGGTCTAGACAATGGCTTATCCCAACAACCGGAGCCAACACAATGGCAGAGATTACAGCATTGACAGAATTACAGCAGATGAACCTCGATATCCTCCGTTTAGTTCAAAGCGATACCGCAGCAGCAGAGAAAGCGATCGCATTCGTTGCTGGAAGTAAGCTGAACTTCGAACTGTTCAAAGACCAACTGGTTTTGGCGCAGGGTGAAGGAACGGCATTAGCTCGCGCAGAAAAGGCTATTCGTGAGGCAAAAGAAGCGTTAGACCTGTTCACTGCCGGAGCATAACGAATGGCAAAGACGAAGTGGCCTAAACTTCCCCGGTTCTTCGTGCCATTGTTCCATAGCGCCAATGTCTACCTGTGTCGTTCAAAGGAAGAGTGGGATCAGGCTTGCATTCATCTTGGAGTTGGTAGCGGCGGGAATGAGATGCTGGCGGGGGCAACACAGTCATATTGCAATACCGAAACAGGCGAGAATCTTTACCTGCTTGGTGTATTCAATGGTGAGGCGGCCACATTGGTTCATGAATGCGCTCACGTTGCATTTTATGTCTGCCGAGATGTTGGTGTAACCACTTATCCTGGCGACGCAAACGAAACCTACTGCTACATGCTTGACAGAATGTTCAGTCACTTCCTGCCGTTCTTTCATGAACCAGAAAAAGAAGGAGCCAAGTAATGGCAAACCCAAACTTCACGCCATCATGGCCTCTATACAAAGATGCTGACGGTGTATATGCGTCTGCGCTTCCGATTAAAGCTATCAAATACGCTAATGACGGAAGTGCAAACGCAGAATTCGACGGCCCGTATGCTGACCAGTACATGTCAGCGCAAACAGTAGCCGTATTCAAGCCGGAGGTTGGCGGATATCTGTTCCGGAGCCAGTACGGCGAGCTGCTCTATATGAGCAAGACAGCATTTGAAGCTAACTACACTTCTGCAAGCGGTTCAGTAGCTAATGCAGAGACGGCGGATAAGTTATCTACTGCCCGCACTATCACACTAACCGGAGCGGTCACAGGTTCAGCGTCCTTTGATGGTTCGGCTAACGTGACTATCGAAACAACATCAGGAAGTTAACTTATGGCAGCACCAAAGGGCAACCGATTCTGGGAGGCCCGCAGTAGCCATGGGCGTAACCCGAAATTCGAGTCGCCTGAGGCGCTGTGGGCTGCTTGTTGTGAATACTTCGAGTGGGTGGAGGCTAACCCACTATGGGAGATGAAGGCTTTCTCATATCAAGGAGAAGTTACACAAGAGCCTATTGCCAAGATGAGGGCGATGACCATCACTGGGCTAACGCTATTCCTCGATGTGACGCTTGAGACATGGCGACAATACAGGGTGAGAGAAGACTTATCTGAGGTCGTTACGCGAGCAGAGCAAATCATCTACGACCAGAAATTCTCCGGCGCAGCCGCTGATCTTCTCAACGCTAACATCATCGCCCGCGATTTGGGCCTCAAAGAGCAGTCGCAATTTGAAGACGTGACACCTGATAAGGGAGATCGCGATAAGCGCCGCTCTCGTATCAAGGAGCTATTCAACCGTGGAACTGGACGCGATTCTTGATAACCTGAGCGACGAAGAGCAAATCGAATTGCTCGAGCTACTCGAAGAAGAAGAGAACTACCGAAATACACACTTGCTATATGAGTTTACGCCATACAGCAAACAGCGTGAGTTCATCGACGCAGGTCATGATTATCCAGAGCGATGTTTTATGGCTGGTAACCAGCTTGGTAAGTCATTTACTGGCGCTGCTGAAGTCGCGTTTCACCTTACCGGGCGATACCCGGGAACGAAAGGTTATCCGGCTGATGGTAAATATGGCGGAGAGTGGAAAGGTAAGCGTTTCTATGAGCCAGTTGTCTTCTGGGTTGGCGGTGAAACAAACGAGACTGTAACCAAAACGACTCAACGCATCCTGTGCGGGCGTATCGAAGAGAATGATGAACCTGGCTATGGGTCAATCCCGAAAGAGGACATCATTAGCTGGAAGAAGTCTCCGTTCTTCCCTAATCTTGTTGATCACCTTCTTGTTAAGCACCACACGCCAGAAGGCGTCGAAGATGGCATCTCAATATGCTACTTTAAGCCTTACTCACAGGGCCGCGCCCGCTGGCAGGGCGACACAATTCACGGCGTCTGGTTTGACGAAGAGCCGCCATATAGCATCTATGGCGAAGGTCTTACCCGTACAAACAAATACGGGCAATTCTCAATTCTGACGTTTACCCCGCTGATGGGGATGTCTGACGTTGTTACCAAGTTCCTGAAGAATCCCAGTAAGTCGCAGAAAGTGGTCAACATGACCATCTATGATGCTGAGCACTACACCGACGAGCAGAAAGAGCAAATCATAGCATCCTATCCTGAGCATGAGAGAGAGGCACGTGCTCGTGGTATTCCTACGATGGGTAGCGGTCGAATATTCCAGATACCGGAAGAGACGATTAAGTGCCAGCCGTTTGAGTGTCCCGATCACTTCTATGTTATCGACGCTCAGGACTTCGGCTGGAACCACCCGCAAGCTCACATTCAGCTTTGGTGGGACAAAGACGCAGATGTTTTCTATCTGGCGCGTGTATGGAAGAAATCAGAGAACACTGCCGTTCAGGCATGGGGTGCTGTTAAGTCGTGGGCTAACAAAATACCTGTCGCGTGGCCTCATGACGGTCACCAACACGAAAAGGGCGGTGGTGAGCAACTTAAAACCCAATATGCGGATGCCGGGTTCTCTATGCTTCCCGATCACGCAACGTTCCCGGATGGCGGTAACTCAGTAGAGTCAGGCATTAGTGAACTTCGTGACCTGATGCTTGAAGGAAGATTCAAAGCATTCAATACATGCGAACCATTTTTTGAAGAGTTCCGCCTATATCATCGCGATGAGAACGGCAAGATTGTCAAGACCAACGATGATGTGCTCGATGCTACTCGCTACGGCTACATGATGCGCCGCTTCGCCAGGATGATGCGCGATATCAGAAAGCCGAAAGAAAAGAAAATCCCCGCACCGATTAGACCAGTACGCAGAGGACGATAATGGCCGACAATGAAAACAGGCTGGAGAGTATCCTGTCGCGCTTTGATGCGGACTGGACAGCCAGCGATGAAGCCAGAAGGGAGGCCAAGAATGATCTCTTCTTCTCCCGCGTATCTCAGTGGGATGACTGGCTATCACAATACACAACCCTGCAGTATCGCGGGCAGTTCGATGTTGTACGTCCAGTGGTGCGCAAGCTCGTTTCTGAGATGCGTCAGAACCCTATTGATGTTCTGTATCGTCCAAAGGATGGAGCAAGTCCTGACGCCGCTGATGTGCTGATGGGCATGTATCGCACCGACATGCGGCACAATACGGCGAAAATTGCTGTCAACATAGCCGTTCGTGAGCAGATTGAAGCAGGCGTGGGTGCGTGGCGTCTGGTCACTGATTACGAAGACCAAAGCCCGACGAGTAACAATCAGGTTATTCGTCGAGAGCCTATCCATAGTGCCTGCTCCCATGTTATCTGGGACAGCAACAGCAAACTGATGGACAAGTCTGACGCCCGTCACTGCACAGTTATCCACTCAATGAGCCAGAATGGCTGGGATGATTTCGCAGAAAAATACGACCTCGATGCTGATAATATTCCATCATTCCAGAACCCCAACGATTGGGTATTTCCATGGCTGACGCAGGACACAATTCAGATCGCTGAGTTTTACGAAGTGGTCGAGAAGAAAGAGACGGCGTTTATCTACCAAGACCCGGTTACGGGTGAGCCGGTAAGCTACTTTAAGCGCGATATTAAAGACGTCATCGACGACCTGGCTGATAGTGGATTTATCAAAATTGCAGAGCGCCAGATTAAGCGTCGCCGGGTATACAAATCTATTATCACCTGCACCGCAGTACTGAAAGATAAGCAACTCATTGCTGGAGAACATATCCCCATTGTTCCGGTATTCGGAGAGTGGGGCTTCGTTGAAGATAAAGAAGTGTATGAGGGGGTCGTCCGCCTGACAAAAGACGGTCAGCGTCTGCGCAACATGATTATGTCGTTCAACGCCGACATCGTGGCCCGCACCCCAAAGAAGAAGCCTTTCTTCTGGCCTGAGCAGATTGCAGGCTTTGAGCATATGTATGACGGTAACGACGATTACCCATACTACCTGCTCAATCGCACGGATGAGAACAACGGAGAAATGCCAACTCAGCCGCTGGCATATTACGAAAACCCGGAGGTCCCGCAAGCCAACGCCTACATGCTGGAAGCAGCCACCGCGGCAGTGAAAGAGGTCGCGACGCTAGGTGTTGATGCAGAGGCGGTAAACGGTGGACAGGTAGCCTACGACACTGTTAACCAGCTAAACATGCGCGCTGACCTTGAGACATACGTGTTTCAGGATAATCTGGCTACCGCTATGCGCCGTGACGGTGAGATTTACCAGTCGATAGTTAATGACATCTACGATGTTCCTCGCAACGTGACAATCACCCTTGAGGATGGTAGTGAGAAAGAGGTTCAGCTAATGGCTGAGGTTGTTGACCTTGCCACTGGTGAACGGCAGGTACTGAACGATATCAGGGGGCGCTATGAGTGCTACACGGATGTTGGACCATCATTCCAGTCCATGAAGCAGCAAAACCGCTCAGAAATTCTTGAGTTGCTCGGCAAGACGCCGCAGGGAACGCCAGAATATCAACTGCTGTTGCTTCAGTACTTCACACTGCTTGATGGCAAAGGCGTTGAGATGATGCGCGATTATGCCAATAAGCAGCTTATTCAGATGGGCGTTAAGAAGCCAGAAACGCCTGAAGAGCAGCAATGGTTAGTAGAGGCGCAACAAGCCAAACAAGGTCAACAAGACCCGGCAATGGTTCAGGCTCAGGGCGTACTCCTGCAGGGGCAGGCTGAACTGGCTAAAGCTCAGAACCAGACGCTGTCCCTGCAAATCGATGCAGCTAAAGTCGAAGCGCAGAACCAGCTTAACGCTGCCAGAATCGCAGAAATCTTCAACAACATGGACCTCAGTAAACAATCTGAGTTTAGAGAGTTCCTTAAAACCGTTGCTTCATTCCAGCAGGACCGCAGCGAAGACGCTCGCGCAAATGCTGAGTTACTCCTTAAAGGCAATGAACAGACGCACAAGCAGCGAATGGACATTGCCAACATCCTGCAATCGCAGAGACAAAATCAACCTTCCGGCAGTGTAGCCGAGACACCTCAATAAGAGAGAGTTAATCATGGAACCAACCACCGAAATTCAGGCAACTGAAGACTTAACCCTGTCCGGCGATCATGCAGCGGCATCTGCTGATAGCTTAGTTGTCGATAATGCCAACGACAATGCAGGTCAGGAAGAGGGCTTTGAGATTGTCCTGAAGTACGATGAGACAGCACCAAAACAAGACCCGGCAAAGAACGCAGAATTCGCCCGCCGCCGCATCGAGCGCAAACGACAGCGCGAGCTTGAGCAGCAGATGGAAGCAGTTAAACGCGGAGAATTGCCGGAGAGTTTACGGGTAAACCCTGACCTTCCACCTCAGCCGGATATTAATGCCTATCTGTCAGAAGAAGGCCTGGCCAAATATGACTATGACAACAGCCGTGCGCTTGCCGCTTTCAATGCTGCTAATACCGAATGGCTAATGAAAGCGCAGGACGCCCGCAGCAATGCCGTAGCAGAACAGGGCCGCAAGACTCAGGAGTTTACCCAGAAATCAGCGCAATACGTCGAAGCTGCCCGCAAACACTATGACGCGGCGGAAAAGCTCAATATCCCTGACTATCAGGAGAAAGAAGACGCATTTATGCAACTGGTTCCGCCTGCGGTTGGGGCCGACATTATGCGCCTGTTCCCGGAGAAGTCCGCCGCGCTCATGTATCACCTGGGTGCAAACCCGGAGAAAGCCCGCCAGTTACTGGCGATGGATGGGCAGTCCGCGCTGATTGAACTCACTCGACTATCCGAACGCTTAACTCTCAAGCCTCGCGGTAAACAAATCTCTTCCGCTCCCCCTGCTGACCAGCCGATTACCGGTGATGTCAGCGCAGCAAATAAAGATGCCATTCGTAAACAGATGGATGCAGCTGCGAGCAAGGGAGATGTGGAAACCTACCGCAAGCTAAAGGCAAAACTTAAAGGAATCCGATAATGGCTTTGAACGAAGGTCAAATTGTTACACTGGCGGTGGATGAGATTATTGAAACCATCTCCGCAATCACTCCAATGGCGCAGAAAGCCAAGAAATACACCCCGCCTGCTGCTTCCATGCAGCGCTCCAGCAATACCATCTGGATGCCTGTAGAGCAGGAGTCCCCCACTCAGGAGGGTTGGGATTTAACTGATAAAGCGACAGGGTTACTGGAGCTTAACGTCGCGGTAAACATGGGAGAGCCAGATAACGACTTCTTCCAGTTACGCGCCGATGATTTGCGTGATGAGACAGCGTATCGTCACCGAATCCAGTCCGCAGCCCGCAAACTGGCTAACAACGTTGAGCTGAAAGTCGCAAACATGGCCGCCGAGATGGGGTCATTGGTTATCACTTCGCCGGACGCTATCGGCACTAACACCGCAGACGCATGGAACTTTGTGGCCGATGCAGAAGAACTGATGTTCTCCCGCGAACTTAACCGCGACATGGGGACATCGTACTTCTTCAACCCACAGGACTACAAAAAGGCGGGTTATGACCTGACTAAGCGCGATATCTTCGGGCGCATTCCTGAAGAAGCGTACCGCGATGGCACTATCCAGCGTCAGGTTGCTGGCTTCGATGATGTCCTGCGCTCTCCGAAACTTCCTGTGCTGACCAAATCTACTGCAACTGGCATCACTGTATCCGGTGCGCAGTCCTTCAAGCCTGTCGCATGGCAACTGGATAACGATGGCAACAAAGTTAACGTTGATAACCGTTTTGCTACCGTCACCCTGTCTGCAACTACCGGCCTGAAACGAGGCGACAAAATTTCGTTTACTGGCGTGAAGTTCCTTGGTCAGATGGCTAAGAACGTACTGGCGCAGGACGCGACTTTCTCCGTAGTTCGCGTTGTTGATGGTACTCACGTTGAAATAACGCCGAAGCCTGTAGCACTGGATGATGTTTCTCTTTCTCCTGAGCAACGCGCCTACGCCAACGTTAACACCTCACTGGCTGATGCAATGGCGGTGAACATCCTGAACGTTAAGGATGCCCGTACTAACGTGTTCTGGGCTGATGACGCCATCCGTATTGTGTCTCAGCCGATTCCTGCTAACCACGAATTGTTTGCAGGTATGAAAACTACCTCATTCAGCATCCCGGATGTCGGCCTTAACGGTATCTTCGCTACGCAGGGTGATATTTCCACCCTGTCCGGCCTGTGCCGTATTGCGCTGTGGTACGGCGTAAACGCGACACGACCGGAAGCAATCGGTGTTGGTCTGCCTGGTCAGACTGCGTAACTAACAGGGGCTTCGGCCCCTTTCTTATTTGAGGTGACATATGGGCGTAATGCTATATAAGCAGGGTCGTGGAACGAAGGTATGGGGCAAGGAAGTTCAGGCTAAAGTTGTCGACGACAGCGATGTAGAAGATCACCTTGACGATGGTTGGGTTAAGCACCCAAATGAGGTGCCGGAGACTAATGACGAACCAATCGGCGAGTCAGGAGTGGCCAAGAAAGACATGGGTGAAGTATCTGATGGATACCACACCTTTAACGAACTATATGCACATCGAGTGCGCCTGTTTTCAACACTAATGAATGCCTTCCCAGAAAGCGCATGGTGGAGCTTCCAGCATCATGACGGCGAGCAATGGGATGGATGGGTGTTAGCTGGCATCGACACCCCAAAAGGCGCGGTAACATACCACCTCCCAGAGAGTGAAATTGAACATCTGCCTAAAGGCACAGAAATTGAGTTTGGCAAGGAATGGGACGGGCACACGGCAGATGATGTGTTGAATCGTCTGCTAAGCCTGCGACCGAAAGAACCGGCAACCAAAGAACGCAAAAAGCCAGGACCAAAGCCTAAGGCGGAAAGCGATGCAGATAAAGACTAAAGGCGATCTGGCCAGGGCGGCGCTGCGTAAGCTTGGTGTAGCATCAGATGCAACTCTCACTGATATCGAACCTCAGTCTATGCAGGATGCTGTTGACGACCTTGAAGCGATGATGGCTGAGTGGTATCAGGACGGAAAGGGAATCATCACCGGATATATATTCTCAGATGATGATAATCCTCCCGCTGAAGGTGATGATCACGGTCTTCGCTCAAGCGCAGTCAGCGCAGTATTCCACAATCTGGCCTGCAGAATTGCTCCGGATTATGCGCTTGAGGCTACCGCCAAAATTATCGCAACCGCTAAATATGGGAAGGAACTTCTCTATAAGCAGACCGCCATCGCCAGAGCTAAACGAGCGCCTTACCCGTCACGTATGCCAACTGGCAGTGGAAACAGTTTCGCCAATCTGAACGAATGGCATTATTTCCCCGGAGAGCAGAATGCCGATTCAACAACTCCCCATGATGAAGGGAATGGGTAAGGACTTCAAGAATGCCGACTACATTGATTACCTACCAATCAACATGTTGGCCACACCAAAAGAAGTCCTCGACTCATCGGGTTATTTACGCTCATTCCCGGGCATAGCGAAGCGCAACGATGTAAATGGAGTATCGCGCGGAGTTGAGTATAACACCGCTCAGAACGCTGTATATCGTGTTTGTGGCGGCAAGCTCTACAAAGGTGAAGCCGTAGTCGGTGATGTTGCCGGAAGCGGTCGCGTATCAATGGCACATGGTCGCACATCACAGGCGGTAGGCGTTAATGGTCAGCTCATCGAGTATCGCTATGATGGCGCGGTTAAAACCGTCTCAAACTGGCCTGCAGACAGCGGATTCACGCAGTATGAGTTAGGCTCAGTCCGTGACATTACTCGCTTACGTGGGCGTTATGCATGGTCAAAAGACGGTACAGATTCATGGTTTATCACTGACCTTGAAGATGAATCGCATCCTGACCGCTACAGTGCAGAATATCGCGCAGAATCGCAGCCTGACGGGATAATTGGCATAGGTTCATGGCGAGATTTCATCGTCTGCTTTGGCTCGTCGACGATAGAGTATTTCTCCCTGACAGGCGCAACCACCGTTGGCGCTGCGTTGTATGTCGCGCAGCCATCGTTAATGGTACAGAAGGGGATTGCCGGAACATACTGTAAAACGCCATTCGCTGATTCATATGCATTCATCAGTCACCCGGCTACTGGCGCACCTTCCGTCTACATCATCGGGTCAGGGCAGGCTTCACCAATTGCGACGGCCAGTATTGAGAAAATTATCCGCTCATACACGGCTGATGAACTGGCAACCGGGGTGATGGAGGCGTTGAGGTTCGATTCGCATGAACTGCTGATTATCCATCTCCCGCGTCATGTGCTGGTTTACGATGCCTCATCAAGCCAGAACGGGCCGCAATGGTGCGTACTGAAAACCGGTTTATACGACGATGTTTATCGCGCCATCGATTTCATGTACGAAGGCAACCAGATTACGTGTGGCGACAAGTCAGAAGCGGTGACAGGGCAGTTGCAATTCGACATTAGTAGTCAGTACGACAAGCAGCAAGAACATCTGCTGTTTACTCCCATCTTCAAGGCTGATAACGCCAGATGCTTCGATCTGGAAGTTGAATCCTCGACAGGCGTTGCGCAGTACGCTGACCGCCTGTTCCTGTCTGCAACCACAGACGGAATCAATTACGGCCGCGAACAGATGATTGAGCAGAATGAGCCGTTTGTGTACGACAAGAGAGTTTTATGGAAGCGTGTAGGTCGTATTCGTCGATTAATCGGATTCAAACTGCGGGTAATCACCAAATCACCAGTAACACTATCCGGGTGTCAAATTCGTCTGGAGTAACATATGGCAGACCCGTCACTTAATAAGCCTGTCGTGGTTCAGGCTACACGCATTGATGCATCTATTCTCCCTCGCAACATATTCAGTCAGTCTTACCTTCTGTATGTCATAAATCAGGGTACTGATGTTGGCTCCATTGCAGAAAAGGCAAATCAGGCAGGAGGCGGTGCTTATGATGCGCAGGTCAGAAATGATGAGCAGGATTTAATTCTTGATGAGCACGAAAAAAGAATTGCAAAAACAGAAGAGGATATTTCAGGAATAAAAGTAAAGCTTCTTGAAATAGAGAATGATGTTAATGGCCTGAAAATAAAAGTTCAGGATATCGAGGGTAAGGTATCAGAGATAATCGTTGATTATGTTTCACTCAGCAGAACAGGAACTCAAACTCTTTCCTCATCCCTTAGCGTATCAGGAAATTATTCTGTTAACGGTACAAAAGTTGTTGGCGCTCGCCAGACTGGATGGACCGCGGCAACAGGTACGGCGAATAAAGGCGTATTCAATGCTGACCTGACATTCACCGTTAGCGATACTTACACGCAATCTGAAATACAGGCTATAGCCAATGCTCTAATTGCTGAGCGTCGGCGCACTAAGGCTTTGGAAGACACCTTGCGTGCACATGGGTTGATTGATTAATGATTACATTTACTCCAACACGCAACATCGACCTGATAGAAACTGTCGGCAACCATCCTGACATTATTGCCGGGAGCAACAACGGTGACGGATACGACTACAAGCCTGAGTGCCGCTATTTCGAAGTGAACGTACATGGTCAGTTCGGTGGCATCGTGTATTACAACGAGATTCAGCCGCTGACCTTTGACTGCCACGCCATGTATCTGCCTGAGATTAGAGGATTCAGTAAGGAAATCGGGCTGACGTTCTGGCGATACATTCTCGCCAACACCACCGTTCAGTGCGTTACATCATTTGCTGCACGCAAATTTCGCCACGGTCAAATGTACTGCGCAATGATTGGCCTTAAGCGTGTAGGAACCATCAAGAAATACTTCAAAGGCGTGGATGACGTGACGTTTTACAGCGCCACACGCGAAGAACTAATCGACTTCCTGAATCACGGGAGATAGCCATGTTATATGCATTTAAGCTGGGCAGGAAACTGCGCGGTGAGGAACCTCTTTACCCTGAAAAAGGCGGTAAAGGCGGCTCATCAAGCAGCGGAGCAAAAGAGGCCGCAAGAGCAACACAGTACGCCGCAGACCTGCAAAACCAACAATTCAATCGCGTGATGGAACAGTTGGCACCTTACGCCGCCGCAGGTTTGCCGGCTCTCCAGCAGATTCAGCAGCTATCAACGCTGGAAGGTCAGAACAGCGCTCTCAATCAGTATTACAACTCAGACCAGTATAAACAGTTGGCTGATCAGGCTCGCTATCAAAGCCTGAATGCAGCGGAAGCCACCGGAGGTCTTGGCTCTACAGCAACATCAAACCAAATTGCATCCATTGCACCAACGCTCGGGCAGAACTGGTTGTCAGGGCAGATGCAAAACTATGGCAACCTGTTAAACGTTGGTCAGTCTGCGGCAGCAGGCCAGGCATCGGCAGGACAGAACTATGCAAATAACGCAGGTAATCTTGCGCAACAGATGGCGGCGATCCGCTCTCAGGGTTCTGGTCAATCAACGCTTGGAAGTGCCATTAGCGGTGGTACAAGTGGTGCTCTTGCAGGAGCTGGTCTTGCCGGGATGCTTGGTGCATCGACGCCATGGGGTGCTGGTATTGGCGCAGGTATCGGATTGCTTGGCTCACTCTTCTAAGGAGTTATCGTGGCTACATTTCAACTTGCTGGTTTGCCATCAATGCAGGTGGCGAACCAGAACGCTCCCGGGCAGCCATCACTATCAAACTACGACTTTAGCCAGCGACCAAACGTTGGAGTTCAACTTGCTCAGGGTCTTGGTGCAGTTGGTCAGGCAATGAGGCTTTCTGACTTTCAAAAAGCTTTCGGTCAGGCTTATGCGGCAGGTGACCGCGATGCCTTGCGTCAACTTGCGGCCACCAATCCAGACCAGATTGAAACAATTCGTCAGGGCATGGGGTTTGTTGATGCTGATCGCAATCAGGCAATGGGAGATATGTCTGCACGATTGAACATTGCCGCCGCTCAGGGGCCTGAAGCGGTGATGCGAGAGCTTGCCACTCACCATAATACACTGCAGCAAATTGGCGTATCTCCTGAACAGGCGTGGCAGACATATCAACAAAGCCCTGAAGGCTTCACGCAGTTAACAGACCTTATTGGAATGCACGCGGTAGGACCAGAAAAGTATTTTGATATTCAGGACAAGTTGACAGGTCGCGAGATTGATCGAGGTCGACTTGCTGAAACAATCCGCAGCAATAAAGCAGGGGAAGGACTTCAGGCTCGCGGGCAAAATATTACTATGCGCGGACAAGACATGTCAGCCTCTACAGCCCGCCGCGGTCAGGATTTGGCAATGCAAAGGGCAAACGCCAGAACGATATCAGGAGTTGAGGGGAATCGGGTAGTTCAGCTTGCAGATGGTAGAACAGTCAACATTGACGGAAAACTTCACGGCGCAGGGGCTAATGCATTTTACGAAGGTATTGACGATAACGGCAATATGGTTCGTGTCCCAGCAAGTGCTATTGCAGCGCCTCCAACGTCTGCAGCAAGCGCACAGAACTACGCGATGAAGAAAGACATTGACGCAATCGCAAATGCAGATGCTTCTGCTCTCGATTTCATGACTGGCATGACTGGAGGAGCAGGAAATCCGGCAATTGGTGCAGATGTTCGCAGCCGACTCACAGGCAAAGAACAACGACAGTTATATAACTCCGCACAACGTATTCAGGGAAGAATGCAGAATCAGGGCGTGGCAGCAGCAAGAGATATGGGTGCTAGCGGTATCAACACCATTGCAGAAGCAAAGATGTATTTTCAGGGTATGCCGCAGGTTGACTACTCAAGCCCGGAGGCTATGCAGCAGTCGATTCGTGAGATTCAGGAATACACCAACAATTATAACAAGCAGTACAACGTTAATGTTGGTAAATCGCAGTATCAGCAATCTCAACCTGTACAGGAATCACAGCCTGCATCCAACAGCAACTTTTCTTCACTATGGGGTGATTAATGGCTAAGGCATGGAAAGACGTTATTGCCTCTCAAAAGTACCAGGCATTAGCACCAGAGCAGAAAGCACAGGCGCAGGAGCAATACTTCAATGAAGTAGTAGCACCGCAAGCCGGAAACGATGCCGAACAGGCTAAACAGGCTTTCTATGCTGCTTATCCACCTCCAACGGCTCAACAACCAGCAAAACAACCACATGGACCGGCGCAGCCACAGCAACAAGGTGGCTTCATGTCTGACCTTAGCAATGCTGCTGCGGAGACGGGGCGTGGATTGCTTCAGGCTGGCGTTAATCTGGCAAATATCCCGGCATCAATGGCTGATGCAGTCGCCAGCGCCGGGGCATGGGCTGGTCAGAAGCTTGGCATTGGTGACGGAACTTATCAGCCATCGCCTCGCGTCACGACACAAGGACTTGAGCAGGACTTTGGCTTGCAACAAGGTGCGCTTACTCCACAGACGACAGAAGGCAAAATCTTCTCTGAAGCACTGCCATATTTGACTCCTGTTGGGGCCGAGAGAATTGCAGCGCAGGCATCATCTATTGCCGGTCGAGTTGCTCAGGGTGCATCACGCTTGTTGGCGGAGAACGCTGTTGGTTCATTGGCTGCAAACAGTGAGCGTGATAATCCAGGAGCACTGGCAACAGACTTAGGAACTGGTGTTGCATTAGGCGGGGCAATAAATCAGTTAGGCCGTGCCGCTGGTGCTGCTTATCGTGGGATTCGCGGGACGATCGCACCAGAAGCGCAGCAGGCTATTCAGTTCGCTAATGCTGCTGATGTTCCTTTGCATACAACTGACGTTTTGCAGCCAAATTCCCGCGTCGGGCGCATGGCACAGACCACCGCTGAAAACATCCCATTTGCTGGAACAAGCACTATGCGAGCTAATCAGCAAGAAGCGCGCAGCCAGTTGGTAGATGAATTTGCATCACGGTTTGGTGAGTATGATCCGTCAATTGTTATTGGCAGCCTGAAGGCAAAAACATCAGGAATTCGGAAAGCAGCAGGGAACCGTCTTGAGCAAGTTCAGAGCGCAATGACAGGAGTCAACATTCAGCCAACGCGAGCAATTCAGCAGATAGATGATGAGATTGGAAAACTGCAAAAATTAGGACAAGTTGCCGACACGGATACAATTAGCAAACTTCAGGCATACAGGAATGAATTGGCTAAAGGTGATGTTAACCTGGAACAGTTAAGCAGACTGAGAACGCAGTTTAGGATGGATGTCAGAGGAGAAAGGACACAAATGCCACCGCCAGCTGAGGCGGCAGTGCAGCGTGTATACAGGGCAATGACAGGAGACATTGATAACTCCATTGGCCAGAACCTTGGAAACGACACTCTGCGCAGATACAAGCAGGCCAATGCGGTATACGCAGATGAGGCTAGTAAGCTCCAGAATACCCGCTTGAAGAACGTTCTGATGAAAGGGGATCTAACTCCTGAAGTTGTCAACAACATGTTGTTCAGCAAGAATAAATCAGAAGTTCAGAATCTGTACCGGTCAGTCGGTCAGGTGGGACGCGCTCAGATGCGTAACGGCATCATCGGAAAGGCTATGGAGAAATCAGGCGGTTCTCCGGATCAGTTCCTGCGCCAGGTTAATTTAATGTCTACCCAGACGGGAATCGCTTTTAAAGGACGAGATGCTGCGTATCTGAAAGGACTGAAGAACTATCTTGAGTCAACCAAGCGTGCTGGTCAGGCAGGAGTAACAACGCCTACAGGTCAGCAAACTATACCGTTCATCCTAGGTATTGGAACGGTAACTACCCCTGCGCTGGTAGGTGTTGGTGGCGGGTATGGTTTGCTGGCAAGAATGTATGAGAGTGAACCAGCACGTAATGCAATGCTTCGCCTGGCTAATACTCCACGTGGTTCTACCGCATTCGAGAAAGCGTTAGCCGAAGTTGAGCGGGCTGTTAACTCTGTTGCTCAAGGTGCTAAATCAGATGCATTAAGCGAATAGCAGTCTACCAACTACGATGCCGAAGATAAGGAATGCAAAGTTCAATAAGTCTCTGTTCATAAATCCTCGTAGGAACCAATAGAGATCATTCTTTGATCTATATATTATCTGAATCCCTTACTTAATTGGGTGATGATAATGAAAAAAGGTGTGATGGTTGGCTGTTTTTGTGTATTTCTCGCTGGGTGCGCTACAGCAACAAAAACGTATGCTCCAGATGGAAGAGAGGCATATACCATAGAATGCTCTGGAGTAGGTGGTTCATGGGCTATGTGTCAGGCCAAGGCCGGAGATCTTTGTGGTTCAAAAGGCTATGACCTGATTAGCACTGGTAGTGATCAGGGAGCTATTGCAAACATTGACGGAAGTACTGGCAACGCATTTGCAACAAACACCATATCAAGAAGCATGTATATAGCTTGCAAAAAATGAGTAAAGCCCGGTTCGCCGGGCTATTTTTTTCGATAGAAATCTTTCAACTTTTCGAATACTAATTCTTGAATTTCTCTGGATACGATGTCTGCTTCGCGTTCAGCATCATCCCTGTATCCGATTACAGGCGTAGGCTTTTCAAGTGAATCAGCCACTATCTGCACTAGCTCTGCATTTAGTGACCTTCCGTTTGCCTTTGCCCTCTGCTTAACCTTTTCTTTCAGCTCGTAGGGTAGCCTGAGGTTAAATTGCGGGTCATCTCTTCCCATTTCTGATGCCTCACTTTTGTAAGTGGATCGGCATCATATGATCTACTGGTTGTATCCACAATAAGACCACCGTGGTCTTAATGACGCATTGCCGTAGCCACGCTGCGGCGATTCCTTGCATCTGGAGCACATTAAATGACAGATATCACTGCCAACGTAGTTGTTTCTAACCCTCGCCCAATCTTTACTGAATCCCGTTCGTTTAAAGCTGTTGCTAATGGGAAAATTTACATTGGTCAGATTGATACCGATCCGGTTAATCCTGCCAATCAGATACCCGTATACATTGAAAATGAGGATGGCTCTCACGTCCAGATTGCTCAGCCGCTAATTATCAACGCAGCCGGTAAAATCGTATACAACGGCCAACTGGTGAAAATTGTCACCGTTCAGGGTCATAGCATGGCTATCTATGATGCCAATGGTTCTCAGGTTGACTATATTGCTAACGTATTGAAGTACGATCCAGATCAATATTCAATAGAAGCTGATAAAAAATTTAAGTATTCAGTAAAATTATCAGATTATCCAACATTGCAGGATGCAGCATCTGCTGCGGTTGATGGCCTTCTTATCGATGTTGATTATCATTTTTATAATGGAGAGAAAGTTGATTTTGGTGGTAAGGTTCTGACTATAGAATGTAAAGCTAAGTTTATAGGAGATGGAAATCTTATTTTTACGAAATTAGGCAAAGGTTCCCGCATTGCCGGGGTTTTTATGGAAAGCACTACAACACCATGGGTTATCAAGCCTTGGACGGATGACAATCAGTGGCTAACGGATGCCGCAGCGGTCGTTGCCACTTTAAAACAATCGAAAACCGATGGGTATCAGCCAACCGTAAGCGATTACGTTAAATTCCCAGGAATAGAAACGTTACTCCCACCTAATGCAAAAGGGCAAAACATAACGTCTACGTTAGAAATTAGAGAATGTATAGGGGTCGAAGTTCATCGGGCTAGCGGTCTAATGGCTGGTTTTTTGTTTAGAGGGTGTCACTTCTGCAAGATGGTAGACGCCAATAATCCAAGCGGAGGTAAAGATGGCATTATAACCTTCGAAAACCTTAGCGGCGATTGGGGTAAGGGTAACTATGTCATTGGCGGACGAACCAGCTATGGATCAGTAAGTAGCGCCCAATTTTTACGTAATAATGGTGGCTTTGAACGTGATGGTGGAGTTATTGGGTTTACTTCATATCGCGCTGGGGAGAGTGGTGTTAAAACTTGGCAAGGTACTGTGGGCTCGACAACCTCTCGCAACTATAATCTGCAATTCCGCGACTCGGTCGTTATTTACCCCGTATGGGACGGATTCGATTTAGGTGCTGACACTGACATGAATCCGGAGTTGGACAGGCCTGGGGACTACCCTATAACCCAATACCCACTGCATCAGTTACCCCTAAATCACCTGATTGATAATCTTCTGGTTCGCGGGGCGTTAGGTGTAGGTTTTGGTATGGATGGTAAGGGCATGTATGTGTCTAATATTACCGTAGAAGATTGCGCTGGCTCTGGCGCGTACCTACTCACCCATGAATCAGTATTTACCAATATAGCCATAATTGATACCAATACTAAGGATTTCCAGGCTAATCAGATTTATATATCTGGGGCTTGCCGTGTGAACGGTTTACGTTTAATTGGGATCCGCTCAACCGATGGGCAGGGTCTAACCATAGACGCCCCTAACTCTACCGTAAGCGGTATCACCGGGATGGTAGACCCCTCTAGAATTAATGTTGCTAATTTGGCAGAAGAAGGGTTAGGTAATATCCGCGCTAATAGTTTCGGCTATGATAGCGCAGCGATTAAACTGCGGATTCATAAGTTATCAAAGACCTTAGATAGCGGAGCATTGTACTCCCACATTAACGTGGGGCCCGGTTCTGGCTCAGCGTGGACTCAACTTACTGCTATTTCAGGTAACACACCTGACGCTGTATCATTAAAAGTTAACCACAAAGATTGCAGGGGGGCAGAGATACCATTTGTCCCTGACATCGCGTCAGATGATTTTATAAAGGATTCCTCATGTTTTTTGCCATATTGGGAAAATAATTCTACTTCTTTAAAGGCTTTAGTGAAAAAACCCAATGGAGAATTAGTTAGATTAACCTTAGCAACACTTTAGATATGTAATAAAAATGGGTGTAAACACCCATTTTTATTTTATGGTAAATGTTCTATAGCTAATTAAACCTAACAACTATGGTTTCCCCTACAACACCAATATCGTATACGTTATTACCAGATTTTTTCCACCCATTTTCAAGTTTCACCTCTTTGTCATATAGTCTGTAATTTCTGGAGAACACATTTCTTTGCATTAACACCTCTGACCACATCCAATTATTGTTAATAATGCGTGGTATTAACTCTCTCATTAAAGGATGCTTTATTACTATGTTTTCATTTATTGATGCATACGGTTCTGTGCCAATGAATTTTATATTTTTCTTGTCTCTTCCAAATCCAAGATGATCTATGTCTTGAGATATTCTATTTACAATGCTTTCCTCAAGCTGAAACTGTGCATTTATGGCATTGTAAGCACCATAAGAAAATATTGTTGATATTAAAAGAATAAAAGAAAAATATATTCTTGATATTAACTGCTTATCTTCAAAAGCATAGAATACGCATAGGCAACAAAAAAACATAAAGCCACCCATACCAATCAATACCCTCGGTGCGTATATTGGTGATTTTAGAAAAATCATTGGTCCAATGATGAAAAACATTGATGCCAATAAAATTAAAACTACTAGCAAGAACTTTGTTTTCTTATTTTCATCTCTTTTGATTACTTTTAAAACTATGACTATCAAAGAAATGATTAGCGCAAAGAATAGCGAGTAGTAGATTAAGTAATTATCGCCATTCAAGATCGTGCTAAACATTCTATAAAATGATAAGACGTTAGAAATTATCCCTTCAAATAAACTTGAGTTTATCTCTATAATCTTACTATGTTCGATATTGTAAGAACCTGTTACAAGTCTTTTTGCAATAAAGTAAGAATAGGCAAAATATCCTACTATTAAACCAGCGACAGAAGATGCTGTATTTTTTGTGATATTTGAAATTGAGTTTTTCTTAACCACATCTGAAATTATAAAGGCCAACAAGAATATTGCGTAAGTATTCAGCGCAGCCTGATAAAGACTAAGGAATGCAATGGTTAAAATGGATGATATTATGATATTTATAGGCTTGTATTGATAAGCGACATACGATGAGATAATAGATATTGCCACACTCATGCACATTGTTAATGAATCATATCTATATGATAGATTTTCAATAAAGAATGGGTTTGCCAAAATCATCATAAAACAAAGAGATGCTGTGATGTAGTCATCTCCAAACAGCTTTTCCCTGATGCAGGATAGTGCCAATGCTAAAATAACTATCCCTAGCATTAAAGGTAGCGGAGAAGCATCTATAATTGGGGTTCCAAAATTAATGATATAGAAAATAAAGTCGGAAAGTGGGCGACCATTGCCTGACCAACCCAACCCGCCATATAAAGACCTACCCAAGTCATCAACGAAAAATGATTGATGTGTCAATAAAGGAAATGTATATATAATCGCCAATCCAAGAAAGATTGATATAAATATCCTGTCATTACTATTAAATTTCACTTTTAAAACCCTTACGCTTTAATATGTATTTAGGCCGCTGTTTGGTTTCTATGTAAATTCTACCAATATATTCTCCAAGAATACCTATTCCTATCAATTGAACGC